AGGTTATCCACCCATCACAATGATTACTTGGTTCAAGAGGACAGCCCAATTTGGGACACGTACTTGTCCAGAACTTTCGTGGTTGATGAAAAGGATTTGACCATTATCAAAGACCACATATTGCCATGACCCACAAGTATGCAATTGGAAGCTTGGTAGAGGTACAGAATCCATATACACCTGGAATCAGGTTGTTCGTGACTCACCAATATTTCAATGCGTGCTGTGGTGAACCAGTATATGCACTGTCCATGTATCCTGTTGATAAGGAAATTAACATCAACCCAAACAACCCTGAAGATTATGACCATAGGTGGGTTGTCTATGGTCAATTTAGATTGATGCTCAATGTTGCTGAGCCAAATCTATCAGAGGTAACATCATGAAGAATTATCTACTAGCATTCCTACATTTGGTGATGATCTACTATTCACTTGTTTGTGTATTCAAACATACGAAAGCAGACAAGCTATATAGAGTGGGATTTTTGATACTTGCAGTTGCAAACATAGTATTTGCTTTGATATACATACATAGAACAATTGTGTGAGGTTGTAATGAAGTCTTTCAGTGACGTTTTGATTGTTGGATTTGGTTATGTGGGCAAGGCAACCAGGAAGGTTTACCCTGATGCACAAATTTGGGACCCAATGGCTGGCCATGACACTCCAATCAATTGGAAGACAATCAATCTAGTCATTGTATGTGTACCAACTCCATCCAACACAATTGATGGATCATGTGATACAACCATCGTTGAAGATGTAGTCAAGAACTTCATTCCAAATGCTGATGACTATGATGGCGTGATCATGATCAAGTCAACAGTAGCACCGGGCACCACTTCAAAGCTGGTAAACCAAACTGGCCATGATATGGTATTTTGCCCTGAATACATTGGTGAAGGTGGCTATTGGGTTCCACCAGAATTTCCAAACCCAACCAATCCAGTTGAGCATGGCTTTTCAATCATTGGTGGCCATCCAGATGTTTGTAGCAGAGTCATTGATGGATACCTTATGCCAATCCTTGGCCCATCAACCCGCTACAGGATAATGAATCCAACTGAAGCAGAGCTTGTCAAGTATTTCACCAACACCTACCTCGCATTGAAGGTCGTTTGGGCAAATGAGATGCGAAAGATTTGTGATCAGGTTCCAGGAGTGAATTACCACGTGGTGAGGGAAGGTTGGCAGGATGATCCAAGAGCGGGAACTTCCCACTCAGCGGCATTCCCTGACAAACCTGGATTTGATGGTAAGTGCTTCCCTAAAGACATGGCAGCACTCAGGGCAGCATTCAGGAGTCCATTCCTTGAAGCTATTGAGAACACGAACAAGCGAAATCTTGGTTCCTAACTTATTGTTTCGTCAAGAGTTTTAGACCTTTACAAAACACTGAATTAGGGTAGAATTGTATCATCTTGAAATTTGAGGTGATTTGAGTGGCAAGTAAATACACGGTTGGGACCAGTCACATTGAGCTTGATCCTGAAGCTCTTGGTCTATTCGTGAAAAGGTCAGCTGATAAGATCCTTGAGATCGCAGCTGAAAAGAAGATTGACTTCATTGCCATCACTGGTATGTCTGGTGCTGCCATCGGGTTCTCCGTGAGCATCCTCACCAAGATTCCAATTGCCCTTGTTCGCAAGTCCGATGATGACACCCATTCGTGGTACAGCATCGATGTGCCTCAGTCAGCTGAAGGTCATGATGACTTCCGTGAGCATCTGCGCAACAAGAAGGCTCGAAAGAATTACCTGATTCTCGATGACCTGATTGAAAATGGCAAGACCGTGAGTCGTGTCTACAATAAGGTTCGTCGTTCAATGAACAACACTTCCTGTTTGGGCATTGTGTTGTACAATGATATTTGCACCCACAAGCCTTTCAAACTCTCTTCAAAGAAGATTGCACCTGTTCATGCTCTGAATGCCACCCCATAAACTATAACGAAGTCAATGGGTTAGAGGGTTATCATCCACTGACAATTTGGCTCAGGTGTAAATACATCACACATCCACTGATAACACACGGGATTTGGGATGAAAGACAAATTGGCAACAGGTGGGAATGAACATCATTCCCTAAGCAGCGTGATCTCAGAGATTCAGGGCTTGCTACAACATTCAAATGACAAGGTTGAGGCTGCAACCACAGCCATCAGCAATTCTGTTGCCTACAGACATGAAAAGAAGAAGCCAGCCGTGTCAAAGACCAAGAAGAAAATCAAGGGCAATTTCTTCTCACTAATCTAAAGTCGGATCATCTTCTCATTCCACTTGTTCAGTGGAATTGATGCGTCTTCATCGCATCCTGGACATGGGCCATGCCATCCTGTCCTCAAACCAATGTTAGTGTGAACCAATGGATGTTCTGTATGGCACCATTCACACTTCATCATTTCGTAGACCTTCTTTCTCCTAGAGTCTAGTGAAATTACATTTGACATCTCAATGTACAGCCTCTCTTATGTTACCAATGATCCTTCCACCTGATAGGAAATCTCCATTCGGTGTGTAGTAATCCAACTTGTCAATTTTGTAGTTGAATTCAGAAATATCTCCAGTACATAGATTACCCATGTATTGAAGCCTTTTGGTATTAACGCCCATGACCACATCATTGATTGAGAAGTATGCTATGTAATGGGTGTAAGGCATACATGGATGGGTGTGGAAGTTTGCAACTGGCACTAGAGTTGGATCAACTGACTTATCTGGAATGGCAACCCTATCAGCAATGCCTGAAGTCACAAATGTGCTGACATAATACTTGGTGCCCTTCTGGTAGATGATTCCACCAATCTCAAACTTGTCATTCATTATGAAGGATGCTGCCAAAGCCCAAGTGACTGCCCTCTTCAATGAGGTGAATGTGTACTTCGCTGGGTCCTGTATCTTCAAGCCCTCAAAGTCCTTCAAAGACTCCTTTGAATCTGGGATTCTCTCAGGAGGATCAAGTAATTTCAACTCAGTGTTTTGAACCAGGGTATCCCTGAATTCAACTCTAGGATGAACCTGTCTCACGACGGTGAACGTGAGAGTGAAGGCTATAGCAAAGACGGCCAATAGAAGATACAATTTCTTTTTGAACATTTTGGCACCTCTTTGGCTCTAGAAGTATATATTCTATGATAGCTTATGATTGCTTAATCCTCACTGTTGTCTAAATAACGGACTCACTATTCAAGGACATTCCGGTGGAAAGCTCACAAGTCATAGAACACCTGATCAGAATCTCATCAGACCTTGGATCATTGAATTCAAAGTTGGATGCTCTTGCTGCTGCCACGAAATCACATGTGGACTCAGACAACAAGCTGCATGATGAGATTGAGGATAGAATCCAGAAGCTTGAGTACACTCAAAACAAGATGAAGTGGGTCACAGTCGGGATCGTCACTGCATTGAGCGCAGTCTACAACCTTATCAGTGACTTCTTAACAAAATAAGCCAGATTCAGCCTCTCCTAAATAATCAGGTCTACACGACTATGACAATGTATTAGGAGTAAATCGCATGACATTCCAGGTTTCACCAGGTGTAAATGTATCTGAAATTGACTTGACAACTGGCATTCCTGCTGTTTCAGTCTCTACTGGAGCTCTTGCTGGTCACTTCAACTGGGGTCCAGTTGAGGTTGTGATGCCAGTAACCAATGAAGTTGACTTGGCAGCCAAGTTCGGCCAACCAGACAATAACTCAGCAAGTGACTTCTTCACTGCTGCCAACTTCCTACAGTACTCCAACGATCTAAGAGTCGTTCGTACCAAGGCCAACAATGCAATCAACGCATCCTCCGACGGATCCGGCGTTTTGATCTTGAATGATGAAGATTACTTCAACAATGAGTATGGCACTGTCGATGCAGACACCAGCTGGGTTGCTCGTTTCCCAGGAGACCTAGGAAACAGTTTGAGAGTGTATGTTTTCGCTAACACCGCTGGATTCACCGCGATCGCAGCCAACACAAGCTCACCTGGATACGAATTCGCCAACTACTTTGATGCAGCACCAGCCACCTCACGTGATTTGTTGAGGAGACGCGATGGTACTGTTGTCGGTGATGAACTACACGTTCTTGTTGTCGATTACAAGGGTGCCATCACTGGTACAGCAAACACTGTCCTAGAAAAGTTCCCTAACTTGTCACGTTTGACTGACGCAGTCGGCGACGACGGTTCTTCAGTGTATTACAAGGAAGTCGTCTACCGCACCAGCAAGTACATTCACTGGGTTGGTGTTCCTTCAAGCAACACCAATGGTTGGGCAACAACCGTTGCTCTAGCCAGCAACTCTGTCATCTCACAAGGTACTGTTGAGTCTTCAAACACTGCAACATTGCTTGGTGGTTTGGATGGTACAACCATCGCTGCCAACACTTTGGTTGCTCTTGACAAGTTGTCAGATGCTGATTCAGTTGACATCTCACTATTGATGACTTCAGCTGCAAGCAACACTGTAACCAACTACGCAATTGGCATTGCTGAGACACGTAAGGACATCGTTGTGTTCGCATCCCCATCAAGGGCTGCAGCACAGGATTCTTCAAACCCAGCAAGCGCAATCAACACTTATGTCAACACCTTGACACGTTCAAGCTACGCATTCATTGACTCAGGTTGGAAGTACATGTACGACAAGTACAATGACATCTACCGTTGGGTTCCTTTGAATGGTGACATCGCAGGTTTGGCTGCACGTACTGACAACAACCGTGACCCATGGTGGTCACCAGCTGGTCTACAGCGTGGTCAGATCAAGAACGTTGTACGCTTGGCTTACAACCCAACAAAGGCTGATCGTGACACTCTTTACAAGAATGGTGTCAACCCAGTTGTATCATTCCCAGGCGAGGGTACATTGCTATATGGCGATAAGACCTTCTTGAACTACACCAGCGCATTTGATCGTATCAATGTTCGTAGGTTGTTCATTGTCCTAGAGAAGTCAATCTCAAAGGCTGCTCGTGCCCAGTTGTTCGAATTCAACGATGCGTTCACTCGTGCACAGTTTGTGTCCATGGTTGAGCCATTCTTGAGAGTGGTCAAGGGTCGTCGTGGTGTTTATGACTACAGAGTCGTTTGTAATGAGACAAACAACCCACCAGCCGTTGTCGATGCCAACCAGTTCGTTGGTGACATTTACATCAAGCCAGCTCGCTCAATCAACTTCATCCAGCTTAACTTCATCGCTGTTAGAACTGGGGTTGAATTTAGTGAGGTTGTGGGACAGTTCTAAATACAAACAGGATTAGTGGAGTAGTACATGACATTTAATGTAGATCAATTCAGATCAAATCTAACAGGTGACGGCGCACGTCCTAACCTGTTTGAAGTTCAACTATTGTTCCCAACATGGGTACAAGGTGGTGGATTGGCTGGTGCCAAGTCATCCTTCATGGTCAAGGCAGCCCAGTTGCCAGGATCAACCATGGGTCTAGCACCTCTGTTCTACTTTGGACGTGAAGTCAAGTTGGCTGGTAATCGTACATTCCAAGACTGGACAGTACAGGTCATCAACGACGAAGACTTTGTTGTCCACAATGCTGTTCAGCGTTGGTTCAACGGTATCAATCACCCATCAGAAAACCTACGCTCTGCTCAGGCCGACGTAATTGATGGTGGATATGGCGTCGATGCAATCATCACACAGTATGGCAAGGCTGGAGCAATTTTGAAGAACTACAAGTTCGTCGGCATCTGGCCAATGGACATCAGCCCAATTGAATTGTCTTGGGATCAGAATGATTCCGTAGAGGAATTCAGCGTAACATTCGCTGTTCAGTATTTCCAAGACGTAACTTCTGGTCAGGGCTAAGAAGAAGCTGGGAAACCAGCTTCTTTCGCCAAGTTAAATATATCATGAGATAATGTGGAGCAACCATGGCCTTTAAGCTACTAGGATTCAAAATCGGGCGTGATGAAGACGATGACTCACCAGTAATAGTCACCCCAGTTACACCAGTCAATGACGATGGCGCTATCATCCTTGATAGCACAACCAGTGGTCTATTCATTGACATGGACTTCGCCTTCAAAGACGAGTCCCAGCTGATCATCAAATACAGACAGATGGCAATGAACCCAGAAATGGAGAATGCCATCAATGATATCATCGATGAAGCGATTGTTCATGACAGCGCAAAGGGTGATGTTGTAGGTCTGAACCTTGACAACTCCAAGTTGTCAGATGGAATCAAGACCAAGATCATCAATGAATTCAATACCATCTTGAAGTTGCTGAACTTCAACAAGTTCGGTGATGATGTATTCAGGAAGTGGTATGTCGATGGCCGTTTGTACTACTTTGTGGCAATTGATGAAAAGGCTCCTTCTGAGGGAATCAAGGCACTCATTGGCATTGATCCAAAGAAGATCAAGAAATACAGGCAGATCCGTAAGGACCTGAACAGGGAAGTCGGTGCTCAGATGATCACTGACGTTGAAGAATACTACGTCTACAATGACCAGATGTTCTACAACCAGACCAACAATGGCGTTCCAATGGTCCAGCAGTCCTCATCACAAAGTCAGGGTGTTAGAATTTCACCAGACTCTATTGTGTATACGACAAGTGGTATCTATGATCCAATCAGAGCCATTGTTCTAGGTCACTTGCACAAGGCAATCAGACCTTTGAACCAGTTGAGATTCATGGAAGATTCCACTGTTATCTACAAGACCTCAAGAGCTCCAGAGCGTAGAGTGTTCTATGTAGACGTCGCTGGTATGAACAAGACTAAAGCCGAACAGCACATGAAGAACATCATGACAAGCTTTAGAAACAAGATCACTTACAATGCTGACACCGGTGAAATCATTGATGCTCGTCGTCATATTTCCATGTTGGAAGATTATTGGTTGCCACGTCGTGATGGTAACAAGTCAACTGAAGTCACAACTCTACCAGGTGGATCAGGCTTTGGTGATATGACTGATGTTGAATACTTCGCCAAGAAGCTTTACGATGCACTTGGAATTCCACGTTCAAGACTTGATAGCACCAATTCATTCAGCTTGGGTAAGTCTGGTGAGATCACCAGAGACGAGTTGAAGTATGCTAAGTTCATTCAGCGTCTTCAGAACAGATTCTCCATCCTATTCGATGAGTTGTTGAAGCGTCAGCTAACACTGAAGGGTGTTTGCAACCTAGAAGAATGGGAAGAAATCAAGCAGGACATCTTCTACGTCTACAACAAGGACAACAACTATGAAGAGTTGAAGGAATCCGAGTTGTTGAATCAGAGGTTGACCACCTTGACAGCCATGACTCAGTGGTTCGGTGCATTCTTCTCAAGAGAGTGGGCATTCAAGAACGTGTTGAAGATGGATGATGTCAAGATCAAGGAAATGTTGAAGCAGATTGAGAAGGAAGGTCCAATGCCTCTACCACCTCAGCCTGGTGGCGATCCAAATGCACCACAACAGGGTGCAGATCAACAGCAACAGCCTCAGGAAGCAGATCCGAAAGATGCAATAAATGCTGCAGCTGCAGAGCTATTGAGCGGACTGTAATTCTAAATAGATAGTCAACTAACAGGGTGATTAAGATGGACAAGACAAATTTCGTACAACAGGTTGTAGATAAGGATGCTTTGGGATTCCAGCACCAGTTTAATGCTGCTATGAATGACAAGGTTTCCTTGGCTCTCGATGAGTTCAAGCAAGAAGTTGCTAAGGATATGTTTGGATCAGTCGGAGAAGAGTAATGCTTACACCAGCAAATCATATTGTTAGTGGGGAATCAGTAGATGCTTTGAAGAGGCACATACGCTCACACTTGAAGATCTATTCATTGGCTCTTCATGAGTTGGATGAGATTGAGGCTAACACCCCAACAACTCCAACACCTCCTCCAGCAAGATATGACGAAAACGTTGACCCACCAATTGCTACCACAAGGCCATTGGCTCCAATTGGACCAGATCTAACTGATCCAAAGAAGCAGCCACCAGCTGAAGTTGTCAACACACCTATCAAGCACAAGACCTTCATGCCACCTGCAAAGGTTTCTGAAGAAGCTCTTGTTGAAGCAGTTGCTGCTCTAGCCAAGAAGACCAAGCCACGTCTATCCATGAAGTTCAAGGACTTCGCTGATTGGCATGAGCGTGCTGACTTCCAAGG